CGGCGCCCGCCACATCTTCATGGTCACGTACTGGCAGCGGGTGAAGGTCTGGCTGTGCCGGACGTTGAACTGCGAGCACTGCCTGCACTGTGACAAGGCGCCGGGTGGTGTCGAGCGCCGGGGTAAGTAATCCGCGCCACGTTTTCGAATGCGCCAAATCGTGGCGCGAGGTTTTGCAGATGAGCAACGTTACACGCCTGCGTCATGTACTACCGATGAGCCAGGACATCAACAAGGCCCTGGTCGATCTGGATGGCGCCATCGCCAAGGCAATCGATGCGGCCAAGGCTTCAGGGCTGCCCCAGGGCTTGATCGTCGCCGAGCTGCACGGCCATGCCCACGTACAGACGCACCAGATGGTGACCGTATGACCTTCAAGGTTCTGGAGTTCAAGCGCCCTGATGCTGCGCACTCAGCCGGGGAAGCCATCTGCACGCAGTGCAAGCATGAGTGGGTCGCTGTGGCGCCGGCTGGTCAGCGAAATCTGGAGTGCCCATCCTGCAGTTCGCATCGCGGCGTATTCAAGTGGCCCTATGGTCCGTCCGAAGGCGATGAGGGCTACCAGTGCAATTGCGGCTCTGACGACTTCTTTATCATGCGTCGTGGCAACCAGTCGAATGGCGCTGTGCATTGCCGTGGGTGCGATACTGAGGCGACCGGCTGGTTCGAGTAGGAGAAATCATGGACAGGCCATGCCCGCCCGCTTCACTGCTTGAGCTGTCCGATCTCTCCGACTTCGGTATCCGCCTGACGCCTGCGCCCGAAGTGTGGGAGTGGCTCCAAGCCGAGATACTTGCCGACACCGGCAGCATTCACAACGAAGACCATGCCCACCTACTGGATGCAGACATCAGGGTCATGTGGGCTTCGTCGAGCTTCGAGAAGCAGGGCCGTACAGTCCTGGGCCAGGCCGAGCAGGTAGCGTTCCGTGCTGGTGGTTGGCAGAAAGCCCGCATGGAGCAGCAGATGCGTGATTGGTTCGGCGACGTGCCGGCTTTCATCATCACGTTGGCTGCTGACTACTGCGCCCAGTGCAGCGACCTTGAGTTCTGCGCGCTACTGGAACACGAGCTGTATCACCTGGCTCACGCGACCGACAAGTACGGTCAACCAGCATTCACTCAAGATGGTGCACCGAAGATCAAGCTGCAGGGCCACGACGTGGAAGAGTTCGTCGGTGTCGTCCGCCGCTACGGTGCAAGCCCTGACGTTCAAGCGTTGGTGGATGCTGCAAACAGTCCTGCCGAGGTGGGGAAATTGAACATTGCGAGGGCCTGCGGAACCTGTCTGCTCAAGTCGGCCTGATTCTGGACAGGCTCTGGACGGATGAGAATCTATGGCAGCCCTTCAAAACGACGTGAAGGCCTTTATCGTTCAGGCCCTGGCGTGCTTCGACACGCCCTCACAGGTTGTTGAAGCTGTCCAGAAAGAATACGGGGTCGTTGTAACCCGCCAGCAGGTGGAAACACACGACCCGATGAAGACATCGGGTAAAGGCCTGGCAAAGCGCTGGGTGACGATGTTCGAAGACACCAGGAAGCGATTCCGCGAAGAGACGGCAGAGATCCCGATCGCAAACCGTGCCTTCCGCCTCCGGGCCATGAACCGGTTTGTTGAAAAGGCCGAGACGATGAAGAACATCGGTTTGGCCTTGCAAATTCTCGAGCAGGCCGCGAAAGAAACCGGCGACATCTACGTCAACCGGGCGCGGAAGGAAGAGGCGGGCGACGAACCGGTAATCCCGACCCGCATCCAGGTCGACGTGGTGGATGCGAGGAAGCCGAATGCCGAGCCTTAACGTTCCGCAGGCTCAGTTCCTCACGCTTCCCCACAAATTCCGCGCGTTCGTCGCAGGGTTCGGCTCAGGCAAGACCTGGGTGGGATGCTCGGCGCTGAGCAAGCACTTCATGGAGTGGCCCGGCGTCAACGCAGGCTACTTCGCACCGACTTACCCTCAGATCCGGGACATCTTCTATCCGACCATGGATGAAGTGGCTTACGACTGGGGGCTCAAGACCAAGATCAACCAAGCGAACCACGAAGTTCACATCTACAGCGGTCGGCAGTATCGCGGCACGGTGATTTGCCGGTCGATGGAGAAGCCGCAGACCATCGTGGGCTTCAAGATCGGCCAGGCCCTGGTCGATGAGCTGGACGTTATGAGCTTGCTGAAGGCTCAACAGGCTTGGCGCAAGATCATTGCCCGGATGCGTTACAACCTGCCAGGGCTCAAGAACGGGGTGGACGTCACCACAACACCTGAGGGTTTCAAGTTCGTCTACCAGCAGTTCGTGAAACAGCTGCGTGACAAACCGGCGCTGAACGATATGTACGGCCTGGTGCAGGCCAGCACGTTCGACAACGAGCTGAACCTGCCGGATGACTACATCGCCTCCTTGATGGAGTCGTACCCGCCGCAATTGATTCAAGCCTATCTCCGTGGGCAGTTCGTCAACCTGACGTCCGGCACGATCTACACGGCTTACGACCGCAAGCTAAACGGATGCTTCGACACCGTGCAGCCCGGAGAGCCGCTGTTCATCGGGATGGACTTCAACGTCGGCAAGATGGCGGCGATTACCCACGTCAAGCGCGAACAGGGGTTGCCCAGGGCCGTGGATGAACTGATCGACGGTTATGACACGCCCGACATGATCCGCCGCATCAAAGAACGCTACTGGCGGCACGACGGCAATGACTTCAAGAAGACATGCGAGATCAGGATATACCCGGATGCTTCGGGCGATTCGCGCAAGTCCGTGAACGCCAGCATCACTGACCTGGCCATGCTGAAACAGGCAGGCTTCGCGGTCATCGCTCCGGCGGCAAACCCGCCGGTGAAGGACCGAATCAATGCAATGAACGCTGCCTTCTGCAATGCACAGGGTGAGCGCCGCTACCTGATCAACCCATTTACCTGCCCAACCTACGCCGATGGCCTGGAGCAGCAAGTGTGGGGCGCGAACGGGGAGCCAGATAAAACCGCCGGCATCGATCACGCGAACGACGCTGGCGGCTACTTCATCCACCGCGAGTACCCGATCATCAAACCGGTCACCGCAATGAAAATGGGGGTCGCTCGATGACGGACGTCACTTTCACGCGTCCCGAGTACACGGCGGCGAAATACCGCTGGCGCTTGGTGCGCGACGTCTGCAAGGGCTCGGAAACGGTAAAGGCCGCTGGCGATTACTACCTGCCCAGGCCGAATGCCTCGGACAAGTCCCAGGACAACAAGGATCGGTACGACGCATACAAGAAGCGTGCTGTGTTCTACAACGCCACTGGGCGCACGAAGCACAGCTTGGTAGGCGCCGTCTTCCGCACCTGGCCAACGCTGACTGTGCCCGGCGCGCTCGACTACGTTACAAAGGACATCGACGGGCAAGGCGTCAGCGTCTACCAGCAATCGCAGTCGGTCATCGGGCATTTGCTCGAAGTTGGTCGTCACGGGCTGCTGGTGGACTATGCCGCCGTTGAGCCTGGCACTGTGAGCAAGGCAGACGAGCAGGCCGGGCGCGCCCGCGCAAACGTCGCCAGCTACCCGGCTGAATCAATTATCAACTGGAAGACGCGCCAGGTTGGCGGTCAGCATCTGTTGAGCCTGGTTGTGCTGCGCGAAAAGATCGACGTCGATACCGACGACGGGTTCGGCAGTGAGCAGGTTGTGCAATACCGCGTGCTGCGCCTGGATGTGTCCGGCGTGTACACCCAGGAAGTATGGGAGGAGGGCTCCAGCAAGACGGAGATGACGGTGGCGCCTTTCGCCCCGCTGAACGGCTCAGGTCAGCCGTGGCGAATCATCCCGTTCCAGTTCCTGGGCAGCGAGAACAACGACACCAGCATCGACGACTCGCCGCTGTACGACATGGCCGAAGTGAATATCGGGCATTACCGGAACAGTGCTGACTACGAAGAGGCAGCATACCTGGTGGGCCAGCCACAACCATGGATGTCTGGCCTTGATGAGCAATGGCGCGACCACCTCGAAAAAACCGGGATCTTCCTGGGTTCCAGGGCGCCTTGGCTGCTCCCTGCGAATGGCGCATGTGGCGTATGGCAGGCGCAACCCAATACAGTCGCCAAGGAGGCCATGGACGCCAAGAAAGAGGACATGGTTTCGCTCGGTGCCCGACTGATCGAGCGTGGTAGCGCGGTGAAGACCGCAACCCAGGCTGACAACGATAGCGCCGCCGAACACAGCGTCCTCTCCT